AGTGTTCCTGAGCCATTTGTTGTTAATACCTGTCCACTAGAGCCGTCGGAAACATTTAATCTTGCTATATCTACTGAGTTATCCGCTATAGCTGCTGCAACAACTGCATCGTCTGCTATAGCTGCTGTTGCAACTGCATCATCTGCTATTTTTGCAGCAGTAACTGCATCATCAACAATTTTTGCAGAAGTAACAACATTGTCATCTATTGCACCGATTGTAGGAGATCTTCCAAGAAATGGCATTAGGTTATCTCCATAATTCCCAGTGTTGCATCAAGTGCGGATGCGGTTCCTGCTTTTACTCGTAAAAAGTCTCCAGTTTCTAAAATATACTTTTGTCCTGCTAAGACTTCAAGTGTTGTTCTTGGAGGAATACTTACAGTATCTAAAACTTGAAAATCAGCTCCTGAAGCGGAGGTATCTTGTATTTGCACAGTAGCATCTACAGCATTTGCTGTTTTGTTACAAAGTGCCAACCCAAGAATTACTGTAGTTACCCCGCTTCCCGCCTCATACAAGTCAACATAGCCTGAATGATTTACATTTGCTGCAAAAGCGTTTCTAAATGTATTTGCCATAGTTTATCCCAATGCGATTGCCAAAGCTGTGGCATCGTCTACTGTTGCCTGTGCTGCCGCAGTTGAAGCCGTAAAAGAGTAGTCTCCTTTATCTACCGTAAGAACATCATCTGCTGCGGCTCCATTTGTTAGGACTATTGAAGTACCGTTTGTTGCTGTATAGTCCACCCCATTATCTAGTAGTATTCCATTTAAAAATACAAGTATTGAACCAACAGCATAAGAAATTGTAAAAGTAGTCTGATTACTTGTAGCTACAAACTCTGTTATATTACTTGTACTCGCATTTAGCGTTATTGACGAGACTGTTCCAATTACTGGTGATGTTGACATATCTTATATTCCAAATCTATATTCGGCTTCTGATGAAGGTCGAATACCTTTTTTAAATTGTGTTACTCGGTCACTTGTAAAGATACCCTCCGAAACACACGCAGCCATAACATCATCAAATCGAGTACTTTCAACATTTATAATCCAGTCTCTATTATTCATTAAGAGTGCTGTATCTTTAATTATCTGTGTATCGCTTCGAAAAAAGGCACACATTTCTGTCTCTGTTAAAAGATTCAGAAAAATAGAAGAAGGAAAAGTTGGTAGTCCTCCTTCAGAATATTTATAAAATTCCATAAAACACCGCCATTTCGTCTAGATAATTATGTATATCTGCTTCCTTATAGTACACAGGACCATAATGCTGTCCGTAGTTCATATGAATATATCCTTCTCTCCATCTAATCCAATATGTTGTGCTCGCACCTCCTGCCCATTTATGTTGCTGTGAGCCTGCGAAATAAGCAGCATAATAACCCTTTCCATTATTTGTATTCGCTATAGACCCATACCAAGCATAGTGACCTGCATTTGGACCATAATAAGGACCTCCAATAATGTTATTAGCAGTTGGCCCGAAGCTTGTTTTGGTAAATGAATAATTCGATCCGTAAGCACTAGGCATCAGATCAGTGTAGCTAAGTGCACCATTAGAAGCCGCTATTGTCACTATTGAGCCTCTTTGAGGAACTCCTGCTGCAGCGCCCCCGCTCGCAGTATAAGAATGTCGAAAAGCAAAGTCTCCAGACCCGTCTCCTCCTTTTCTGTATAAAGGTCCTTGGTACCCGCTAGTGGAGGTATGACTATTCAGACTTGCATTGTTGTGTGCAGTTTTTCCAATTTGAGTCAACGTTCCTGCTGCGTTAATTTTTGCAAAACAAAGAGAATGAGGAGATGTGCCAATATCTGTTGCGATTATATAAAGCATCTGATCTGTATTGTCCATATACCAGCCTGCCCAATAGTCGGCATCAGAGTGTATTTCGGTAATAGCCACTCCTCCGTTCCATGAACCTGAAGTAGAGGCTGTTCCATTTTTGTCATAATACTGTAAGGCAGCAGTATAACTAGTCTGAGGAAGTCTTATAGATGTTCCTGCCGCATCTCCATTAAATCCAGGACAATATGTATAGGTTGCCCAGCTCTGACCTGAATCAAAATAAGGCTCAAAAGAAGTATCAGGAGCAGGAAATTCTGGTTGCGCTCTCTTTTTAGTATTAAAAGTTAAGCCTGCCATTACTCGTCGTGTCCCATCATCACCATGTTTACATTTGCCACGGTTGATCTGCCAATTATATAATCTGATGCTCCACAGACAACTGGAGAAAAACTCATGCTTTCATTTACTCCTAGTAATGTAGATTCTAATAACTTTTGGCTTGTATCAAAAGTCGCAGAAGAGTCTCCTACACCTAGTTGTATTTGAGCAGAGGACGTGCCTCGATTCAGAATATGCACAGTGTATGTACCGCCACTCGAACCCGCCTGTCCTACGTTTGCTGTTGTATTTGCTGATAGGTTTACACCTGATATTTTAACTGCCATTATAATTGTCCCATAAAAAATGCTTTACTTACAGACATTCCTGAGGGCGGGTCTGTAAAAGATAGAGTGCCACTCCCATTTGTTTTAAGTAGCTGTCCGTTTGATCCGTCAGATACGTTTAATCTTGCTATATCTACTGAGTTATCAGCAATTGCTGCAGCTCCTACTGCATCATCAGCTATAAGGGCTGCTATGATTGCATCATCCGCTATTTTAGCACTTGTTACTGCATCATCCGCTAAGTCTGCCGCTACGATTGTACCGTTTACTATCTTTGCTGATGTTACTGTGTTATCGCCTGGGGTTATATCCGAGGTACCATTAACAAGTAAGTTTGTAGGACGATACTGGTATACATATATAAAATCCGCACTTTCAACATAGACAATAGGCTGAGAAATTGTTGGCTCTGTAGCAGTTAAGCCCCCTGCTGATGAAGCGCTTAAATAAAACCATTGTCCCACAGGTGTTATACCGTGCGATGATAACTCAAATCTTCCTGACTGTGCAACTGTAAAGTTGTTGCTATCTGGAACAGCGGTTACAATTCCAAGTGCAAGAGTAGTGGTTGCATTTGCTTGAGCCTTTACCCAAGCTGATCCATTATGCCGAATCGCATCTTTTACTGAAAATCCGTGGCTGCTCTGTGTAATATCCGAAGTAGAACCACCACCGCCACCGCCACCAATCTCTTTTACTGTACCGCCATCATTGATATATAACTTCTGTGCAGAAGTATCTATAGCAATTTCTCCAGCTACAATATCGTCTGTACCTGGAGTATTTGTTCCTCTTTTTGGTTTAAGTACTACCGACATAGTATTATCCTATTATGAGTAAGTTCCGCCGTCTATAGTATTTGACCATGAAATCGTATCTGACGATGCTGTGTATAATAACATTGAGTCTACAGAACCTCCTCCGTCAAGAGCTGATAAAGTATTTGCAGAGTTTGCAACAAGTACAGAACCTTTTGCAGCAGCTGAAAGTCCTGTTCCGCCATCTGCAACTGCAAGATCTGTGATACCTGTAATTGATCCACCTGTGATCGCTACACTTGAAGATTCTAAGTTAGCTACAAGACTTGCAACAGCATAACCTGTACCAGAGGTATCCACAGTAGTTGTTGGCTCTGCTTGTAAGTCTTTAAAGAACCTAAACTTTCCATCTGTTGCATCACGAAAGAAACCTGCATACTTATCCGTACCACTAGTATCATACAATCCATACACACCAATATCTATAGCATCGGATGAATTATTACCAGTTGCAAGAGCAAGCATTGAGTCCGCAACATTTACAGTAGTAGAAGAAACAGTAGTAGTTGTACCCGATACTGTAAGATTTCCAGAAATTGTTACGTTATTAGGAAGACCAATATTGATTTTATTGTTAGATACAGTAGTTTCAATTTCGTTTGCTGTACCTTCAAAAGTAAGAGTATCGGAAATTAAAGAAACTGTATCATTTGATCCACTATCTGCAGCGATTGTAAGAGTCCCGCCTACAGTAGCCCAACTAAGAGTTCCTGAGCCATTGGTACTTAATACCTGCCCATTACTACCTGCTCCATCTGGTAGAGTAAGAGTAGTATCGCTTGTTATTGCAACAGGAGCTACTATCTTTATATGATTTGTGCCGTTTGATGAACCCTCGTAAAGCTCTATTCCTCCTGCATTATTGGAGTTTCCGATTTTAAGAGAGTCAATTTTAGAATTATCATCTACGATAATTGCACTATCAGCTGTGACCGTACCTTTGGTATGGTCAAGCATATCCATAAAGAGAGATCCTCCAATGATCTCAGGAGTGTTTCCACCACCATTTACGTGACCAATTGCAAGACGCTTTCCATAGGTTCCACCAGATCCATAGGCATAAAAAAGCTCGCCCTGTTCTACAGCGCTGTCTTTTCCTGTACCTGTAGTACGTTTGATTTTAATTGTTTGAGCCATTTAAAACTCCGAATATCCTAATAGGATCCTGCGTCTATTGTATCTGAGTCAGCTGAGATGTTTCCTACCATTATAGGAACCCATGCAAAGTTTCCTGAACTCGTTTCTCTATAGACCTTTAATTGATCATCGTCTGTGTCGTACCAAGTATCTCCTTCCGATACAGTTGAACCAGTTGGTGCGGAAGTTCCACGAAAGTCTTGGTCTGCTAAGCCTTGTAGAACTGTTTGTAAGTTTGTAGAGCTAATTGTATTATAGGGAGTAACGGTTACATTGTTTGCTGTAATCTGTCCTGGTACTTCAAAAGGCACAGCAAGAGTATACGCTTGTACCTCTGTTACATCATCAGTCAGAGTAATAGTTAACGTATCGCCAGAAGCAGTAACTTCTGTAACATTCTCTGTGATTGCCAAAGTAGTTTGATTACTCATCTAGTTACCTCAGGAGTAATAGTTGCTGACCCTTGTATTATTCTTTTAACAATAGAGTCAGCAGATGTAAATATCTCTAAATCGTAAACATACTCTCCTGCGGAGATACCTGAAGAAGTTGCTGCAGGCAGCTGCATTTTTAATGCTCCATTCGCTGCATTAGTTACAGTCACGGTAAAAGAGGCAGAAGCTGAACTAGCATCCACGGACGTACGCAGCTGTGCCCGACCTGAGTAATTAGCCAAGTTTAAAGCTGTTCCTCCTTGCTTAATAACCAAGTCCAACGCAAAGTCGGAGCCTTGGTCGATCACTAAGTTATATGTTCCCGCACTCATGTATTTTCTCCATTTTGAAATTATATCTGAAAGGACATAAATAGTCAAGTTTTATTTTTAAGGTGGTATTATGTAAACGGAGGACCGTTATACCACTGTACTAAAGAGTATCTCGTACCTGAAGTTACAGGAGTAACTTGATGTAATAAAAAAGAGGGAAAAATTATAATACTTCCCTGTTCATTTGCTTCTGAGGGTATTTCTATTTCTGTATTACCCCACATATTTTTTATTTTAAAATTTCCTCCCTTATAATTAGAACGTTTAGAAAGTTGAATTGTTATAGAGAGTTTTCTTTGTGGAGTTACATTTACACTACTATCCCTATGCCAAGTATAAAAATCTTTTTTATTATATTCTGTGAATTGAATTGGTTCACTATCATCAATATTAAAGTTCCATTTATTCAACTTATTAGTACGAAAAACATAAGGCAGTAATAAATTATCAATCCAAGAATCTTTTTCAAAATAACTAATTTTACCCTGTCTTAGTTTTGTATTCTTTTGTTTTTTAGGACTTACTGTTGCTTGTTGAGACTTTAATTGTTTTCCTGCTTCAATTATTAGATTACAGGTTTCTTCGGAGAAAGCACTTGTCCATATACCAAAAGGTGCTTTTTCAACTTGGTTCATGTTTTTTCCTTTTATTAACTATCGGGTAGATATCCTAATCTTACTCTTTCTGATCCGCCGGATTCAAAAATTTTTATTCGTGGCTTAGTACCACCAGGCCCTAGATCTGCAAAAATTCCTGCTGAATTTGCGTCGGCATTTGAAATTGCAAGTTGTGATGCTCCAATTGCGTTTGCTGCTATAACTTCTGCTCTGAAAAAATCTGTTACTGCAACCCAAGCATTGCTTTCATATTTATAAGCTGCTTGATTTGGAGGACTCGCACTATTTTCTACAATAGCTATATTTCCTGCTGACGGGCTTGCTATCTCAGGCGAACCGCCTGAGCTTGTAGGTTTCCCAAGATTTGCGCCATCCACATTAGTTGCAGTAGTATTTCCACTTCTTTTCAAGAAAAAGAAACCTGGACCTCCTGGCTGTCCATTATCTCCATCTTGTCCATTTTTTATAACACTAATTGAGGCAGAAAGTGTTTGACTAAAAGAGCTATTATCTGATTTTGTTCCTGTTACTGTTACAGATGTAGTTTGAGCTCCTGGAATATTTCCCTCTGCTTGATTAGAAACAAAAGAAATAGTTCTTACAGATCCTGTTCCTGATCCTGCACCAGACCAACTATAGCCAACACTTGTTAGTCCTTGTGTAACTACTGTTACTGTGGCAGAGCTTGCAGAAGCATCCCAGTTGGTTCCATCATAGCTATAAGTAATTGCCTCGGGACTACGCACTAAAGTTGCTAAAGGGGCATTTACTCCGCTAGGTCCTGGTACTGTACTGTCAGCTCCTGTCTTGGATTTAGATAGAGTTTGAGTAGTAGTGATTGTTTTTGCAACTCCTGCTTGTTTATAGTGAGCGGTCCAAGTGATTACTTCAGTATCGTTTGTACCTGAGGTTCCAGTATGGTTTCCGATTGTAACTACATTACTGCTTACTCCTGTTGGTGTGCCGATTGTAAGGTCGCTACTTCCGCCTGTTACAGTAGGATTACCAAGGTACCACTGTTTATTTTGTAACGAGCCTGAGGGATTATTATAACCATGAGCTCCAGTTCCCCCAATATAAGTGTATACAACCCCGCCTACAACTAGTTCAAGAGTTGTTCCATCTATACTTATACCAGTTGCAACACCATTACTAGGAGTTACATAAGTATGTGCATGATTTGAATTTACAAAAGCTACACCACCAGAACCTGCTTTCACTCCTACAAAAGCAATAGAGTCTGTTGCCTCTACTGAAGCAGGGGCGTCTCCCGAACTATAACTGCCAGGTTTTTCTCCTACTTCTACCTTTAGAACTTTTGGCCAATTAGCTTTATTATAAGTAGAAGGAATACTTCCGCTTGCGTATGTAAAAGTAGCTGCAGAAGCGCCTGAGGTATCAGTCCAAGCACCTGCCGATCCTCCATCAAAAGTAAATCGATACAAAGGATCTGTAAAATTATTTGCTGTTGCAGTAACTACAATATTATTACTTCCACTACTCGTATAAGACGGATTATCCCCCTCTTCGTCATAGAGTATTGAGTAGTCATCAGAAACTAATTGTACTGTTTTTCCATCAAGACCTATAGACCCGTCTTTTGCTTTTATAATTCTAAAAGTTTTTGTCTTTGCAAAAGTTTGATCCGCAGATTCTCGAACTTGAACAGTAAACTCTAAAGCAGCTCCACTACTATAAGCAATGCTTGCGCTTCCATCATGTATTTGTTTTGTTAGTGTTATTCCACTTACTCCACTTGTACTAAAGCTTCCATCTGCACTTCCGCTTACTGCAGAAAAACCTCCCCCTGTAACTTTAAACTCAGGAGCAGAATAAGCAGTTGCGTCTGCTGTTATGGTAATTGCAACATTATTTTGTAAAACTCCTGAGTCATTATAATTTAGAGCCACAACATTTGCATCAACTATAAGAGCTCGTAATCCTGTGAGTGTTTTATCTTCTACCCAGTTCATAGGAACATGAGTATAGTTACTACCGCTTCTAATTATTCCCGCTATTACTGCGTCATTTGCCGTATCTGGTCTTAGTGTGTTTCTTGCAATAGCCTTTGCTTCGTCAACACTTGTAATAGTGGAAGCAGTATGATTAAGTCTTCTATCTACATATAAAACATCATCACTTTGTATAAAAACAACTTTTGCTCCAACATACTTATTTGCAGCATACTTTATTCGAATTATATCTCCAAGCTTAAAACGACTTAAAAATGCAGTAGTTCCCTCACTTTTAACAACTTTATTACTTTTTGACGTAACAGTTACTCGTGCATCTGCATTATTTGTACAATCTGTCCAATCATTTTCTGAATTCGCTGCATATTGTGTTAAGTCTCTCCAATATGCTTGTCTTGTATTTTCAAATGTAGCAGCTGAAGGACGAGCAAGTTTAAAATGATCAGTAGTGTCATCTGCGTCAAAATAAATAAAAGCTTTTTCTCCGTCTGCAAGAGCTGTCAAAGATTGAGTCCTATTGTCCGCATCACTTTGAGCCGTATTATTGACCTTTGTTCCAGGAGCCCCAGGAGATTGTAGTGCCCAGTCATTTATGTCCATGCTCCAATCAGCACCACTCTCAGACATCATAGTATTTGCACGAATACCTAGAGGAACGCCTTCTGTAGTTCTACTACAGGCAATAGAAAATTTATCTTCTACTTTTATTGGTTGCCAGCTTATTTCAGAGCGTTTCTTTTCTTTTGTTAGTGTTTGTATACCAAAATGGTAAAGGCCGTCTGGAACTTCACTAAATAACTCTATTCGGTGAGCTGCATTAGTTTTTTCTATGAGGTCTATCCCTCCAGGCAGCGGTGGTTCTATATGTACTGCCCATCCTGAAATATGCTCATATTCGGTACCATCTGCATTTAAAGGAGTCTCCCACATAACTTGCACTTCTTGAAGTTGTTTTTTATGCCTAGGAGTTTCAAAAACATATACAGCAGAAGGTGGAGGAACATAAGCTGGTTCGGGGGGTCTAATGGGATCTAGAACAGCTATGTTAAAATCTTTATCAACTTCATCAAATTTAGAATTGTAAAATTCAACTGCTGTTATTTCAAAATTATTGTCTTTATCTTCTTTAATTCCTAATATTTTGTATTCTTTATAAGAAGGAATTGTATTTATTCCCCTATATTCTTCTTTTATAGCCCATACAGTATTTGCAGGAATAGTGCCAGAAAAAGCACTTGGTATAGTTATGTGAGTAACTCCATTTAAAATACTTACATTTGAAGCAGTAAAGGACTTACTTTCAATAGTTGTTGAATTACGAAAATCAACTAAAATATCGTTTCCAGCATCATCTTGAATATTTAATATATTTTTTGATACTTGGTCATCTGAATCATTTGTACCTACTAATAAAGTGGATGTTCCTCCAATTTTTGCGTATTGAACCTCATCTCCTCTATTGTAAGTATAGGTTGTTCCACTATGTGTTACATTAACGGGCGAGTCTTGATTAAGAAAAACTCCTCTTTTTTCAACGAGCAAAGCAAGTGTGTATGCATAGTCAGAACCACTTTGAAAAGTATAGCTTTCTGCGTTTCCTCCATCAATTTGTGCTTGGGAAGATAAAGCTGCAATATTTCTATCTAAAGTAATTGTTGAGTTTGAAGAAGCAGTTATTCTTCCACTAAAAGATACTCCTGTCTTTGATTGATCCTGAACATTAATTACATCTCCTGGTATTAAAAAAGCAGCATTTATAGAAGTTTTAAATGTAACTACTTCTGTTTGATTTATTGCTGTCCAAGCCTTCCACCTCCCCATACGTATTGCTTGTCCTTCAGAAGTACAACCAAAAGCAACTGCTTTTTGAGGAATAATTTTTCCCGTATCTATTATATTTCGTCTATCTTCAATTACTAGAGGCTCTTGTTTATAAGCAGCTAATGGATTATTCCAAACAATAGTATACTGGTTTGTTCTTGTTCTATTTCCAGTATTTTGAGTACTTAATGTCCCCTCTAATATATTTGAGTCTGAAAAATTGTATATTGGGGTTGCGGGGGCGTCTTGAACTGCAAGCATTTCTCCGTCTAACCAATAAAGCATGCCCCTAAATATAGTTGCCATATCTTTAAGAACTTTATAAGCTTCTGTTGCTTTTGTTAAATATAAGTTCGCTGTAAATCTAGGCTCTGTTCCTCCATTTCTAGTGGGCACGAGCTCATCACAGTATTTTGCTATTTTATACAACTGAAACTTATTAATATCAGTCTGTGCTAAATAATCTCCAAGACCGTACCTATTATTTATAAGTATATCATAAAAGACCCAGGCAGGATTGTCTGTGTAATAAGTATCAATATCTAACCCACTAGAATTAGACGTGCCTTCATCACTAAACTCCCCGTTCCAAATTCCTGTATAGGTTGCGACTCCTGTTGAAGATTTATGCCTAGGAGTATAATTAGAAGGTACTTTTACTTTTAAGCCTCTAGCAAGGTAGGCTCTTTTTGGGGGGTTTGGAAAACTTTTTGAACTAAATCTTACTGAAGCCATTGCAGAAAAAGGGTGTTCAAGTTTTTCATCAATAGTTGCTATAACTTGATTAATTTTTAAACTATCTATTACAACGGCTATGTCTTCAGTTGATCTTAAAACTATATAACCACCTCCTGGACCGCCTAATTGACCTAAATGATTATTATCATTACTAGCTCCATCAGGGGTCAGTCTAGTTATTTGAAGACGCATATCAGAAATATTTAAATGAGTAGTTACAGGAATTTCAACAGTGTATGCAATAGCTGTTTTTTGCTTACTAAACCATTTATGGTACTTTTCGGCTCCTCCAGTTATATCTGTCCAATCTGTTGGATTGGCACCTCCCGATTCAGATCCCTGTAGTTCAATACTAACTGCTGCACCTGAAGCATATTCGTCCCCCTCGTCGTGCATTGCATAGTGTCCTTGAGGAAATTCAAATTGTATTTTTACTCTATCAATTTCATTAATCTGCGCCCCTGAAAAGGATTGACTAAATATAATATTTTTTTGGACCATACCCGTAGGTAAAGGATCAAGGTCTAGATAATCCGAAGGAATACTAGTAACATAAGCATTTGTATTATTAAAGGGCTCTACGAGAGTACCAGTAAGAGTTACAGGAAAAGAAGCGACCCCTACACCTGATAACTGATGAAAAGGTTGTTGAGTTCTTTCTCCAATGCGAAACTCAACAGAGGAGCCTGGATACTTCATGCCCCCACTGGGTGTCCCTCCTGTACCCTCTGCTCCTTTTAGAACTTGTTCACCGCTTAAAGTAAATTCCTTATCAGTTACAGCGAGGTTGGCACTATTTTTAGGTATATAAATAACATTGTTAGAATTTACAGTTCGAATATCAACTTTTAAAATTCTATCTATATACAGCTCACCATACACTTCATTTTGCCCTGCAACAAATATATCTGCATTAGTTAATGAAGTATGTACAGCAAAATAAGGTCTGAAAACAGCTCGTTTTGCGCTACCTGAAGTTTGTTCTGTATTAAAGTTTTCTCCGTGTAGACTAAGAATATTTCCATAAAATTCTTGTCCGTTTGGTAGTTTTAACCTAGCTATAGGCTTTAAATTTGATAAAGTTGGATTACCTGCTCCAGCCGAGGGTTTTATGCTTTGTGGTAGATTAGCTGTCTCAGCAAAAGGAGAGCTAGTTGCAACCGAACAAATAAAAGTATTTCCAATAGTAGAAGGAAGAACGCCTGCTTGATTAGTGATTAATTGATAGCTTTCAATTTTTATTTTTCTAATGTCTACTTTATGTACAGTTATGAATCGATGTCTATACTCATCTGAAAATGTTTCTTCCAGATCATTATAGTATGCTGTATTTCCTGCGGCATCCTTCATAGATGCTGTAACAGGTTGATTTTCTGAAGAAGCTGCAGAAAAAGTAATAGTTTTTGGCTCTCCAGTTAATTCTCCAAGTCTACTTTCTTTTAAACTTCTTCCTGTGTCGGAAATTTGATCTCCTGCTAAATATACAGAAGCTTCTCCCTGTACTAATCCCTCAATGGGACCTTCAGAAATTAAATCCGTTATAGAAACTTCTTGTATATCAGACCCGCTTGGATTTGTAGTTACTGGGTCAGAAGTTTGGTTAGTATAAACGGTGCCTGGACCAGCCATTATGACATTTCCTCAAATGCGGGATATCTAAAAAGATTGCCTTTTCCATCGCCTGTTGTAACATAACTTCCTGCCCCGTTTTCTGCGGACATAGCCTGTTCTGTAGTATTTCTTAAATCAAAACTAACAGCTTGTCCTGGAACACGCAACTCTCCATATAAAACAGGAACAGGACTTCCCTCTGGCGCTGCTTGTTCTGATCCTTGAAAAATATATCCTTCCTTTTGATCGTCAAGATCATCTGTTGACGGGTCCGGCATCATCAATTCTGCGATACCCATAGATGCGAGACCAAGACCAAAACCTATAAGCATTTTTCCAAGAAAAGGATTGGTAGGCAAAAGCACAAACCCAATAATAACTAATATAGCACCTAGTATTGTTTTTATGACACCACTAGATCCTATAGGAACGGGAGTTATAATTATATCACCTTTATCCAAGGGTAGTAATAGTTCTCGATCATCATCAACGTATTCATCAGCAATTTTTACAGTAAATCCTATATTTTCTTTATCTTTGCCTAACAAATATTCTTTTACACCTTTATAGTTGGCATCTAAATATTGCAATACTTCTCTGACAGTTTCTGCTTTTACTTCAGCAACTTTTCCAAATTTCTCTCCCATGTCCCCACCTAAATATACTTTACGCAACATATCGATAAGCTCCTACTAAATGTGTGTACCAAAAAGGGTATAAATTTTCTCTGCACGAAAGCCTGTTAACAGCATGATGATAAAAAATATCATTCCCCAAATAAACACCACAATGATTATTTACTTCTTCTTGTACCCTAAAAATGAGAACATCATTTTCTTTTATATCTGATAGATCTACTGGTCGGCCTCCCCAGTTTTTTATTACTTCTGGACAAAAATAATCTAACCCTTTATCATACCAACTCTCTTCGAACATAGCCCTTTTAGGTAGCTCTATTTTTTGAGACAATAAATAATCCCTCATTGCCTCAAAACAATCTTTTAGCCCAAATTTATACTCTCTACCATATAGATCAATAGTTGTTTCTTCTGGTTGAAGAACGGTTAAATCCATTCCAGGATAGCTAAAAATATAATATGGGATTCCCATTGCGTTACACGCTAGTATATCTGTTTCACTAGGCTCTGAAGAACTATCTACATGATTGTGTACTATTCCAATAATATCTGTACTTACCATTAGGTTGATATATTCGTCAGAATTCATTATAAAATCGTTTTTATCCTTCGCAATGTTTTTAACTGGAAACCACTGTTTTTGTCCTTTTACAACAGATAAAACTCCACAAGCCTCTCTCGGATACTCTTTTTCAAAGTGCTCTTCTATTTCTTTGTATAAATTCATTATATTTTTCTACTTCCTGGAAAGCCTCCCCAAGGTAAAGATTGTTTAGTTTCTAACTCTACTAACGGAATGGTATTTTGGTTCACACCCCCTGAGCCTGTTGCCGCCCGAAATTGATATCGTATTTTACAAGACTTTAAAAGTTTTCCGCACTGATCTCCCCGTTCCCAATAATCTGAAAAACTAGTAGGAGTTGCTGTACTATTTGTTATTCGTACTTTATAAACAGTGGTTGTATCTGTGAAATCAAAAGTTGTATCATTTTTTGCTGTCGCATTATTAACGGGATGAACAACATAGTCATTGCTCATTGAATCTGTTGCGTGTGTTGAGTAAGTTTCACCCGATACAAAAGGAACATATATTCTTACTCGCTGCCATGAAGAATTATTTACAGCAGGAACAGAACTATTACTATCAATCTCTGATCTCCAATAAGTATATCCGCTACCCCCGTCAGATAAAGCAACTAATACTCCTTTTGCATAAGTTCCTGAAGATCCGTTATGTAGCTTTCCTGACTGTATACTATTGTCTGCTGCATTATGAATTAAGTATTTCCAAACTATAGGCTCATCAAGATCTGTAAAATAAACATAGTACTTTCTTTCTGTCCCTACATCATTAACAACTACTTCCCCGTTTAAAGGCCAGGAACATCCCCCTGTCGGCACAGAAATGTTAACTCCTTGATATACCCATGGACAATACTTTCCAATAACTTGACGAGCGGGAAGCTTTACCCCCTGTAAATCAAATGGGTTTGCTAACTCAAACACTACTGCTTCCGCGGTTTTTTGTTTAATTCTATCAATTATATAAGTTCTTTTAGGGTACTCAACTATTGCTTTTGTACTAGCCGTAGACGATTCTATAGATAAATATTTTTCAAGTGTTGATCTTTTAGTAATTCTTTTTCCAACTAATCTGTCTAAAGAAAAATTTGCTATTCCATCTGTTCCACCATCGTCTGCATTTTGAAATGTAGAAGAAGAGCGAACTATAGATTCTACATTTCCTACTGTAAGAGTTGGTCTATTTTGAGCCCCTTCAGCGTTTATCTCTAAATCTGTCATTAACATTGGTAACGCAAAATAACTATTGCCATCAAAAACAAGAGGAGAATAATCAGTATTTACAATTCCTGCTCCTGTAACTACCATTCCTACGGTAAGACTTGAATTACTATCTACCACCACGGTACTAGTGGCTGGGTTTCCTCCTTGTACAGTTTTTGTAGCTGTTACTGTTGCTCCATTATCTTTATTTAAACCCGTAAAAGTAAGAGTAGTTCCAACTGTTAAATCCTGAGAAGAGTTCAAAGTAAGTGTAGTTCCGTCTATCTTTGTAACTCTAACCGATCTAGAAAGACCGGGATGAAAATAAAGAGTAGTTGAAGAATCGTATTCTAGTTCAAATACTGAGACTAAAGGACTTGTTATCTCTAAGGATTGTAAATCTGATGATAATAAATTTGGATTGCTCATACGCCATATATTCTTCTAAAGGTTGCATTTACATTATAGTGAGACCCATATGCATATTGAATAGACCATGAGTCACAAACTACTTTAATTGTTGAAACAGGATTACCATCACTGTCATTTGTTGAACTATTTGCATCTGGTATTGTAAAGTCAAAATTTGAAACACCTGCCTTATCATCAAAAAATTTTACAATATCATCTGCTACAGCTTTGTCCCTATTTTTCATAGTTATTTTAAAACTTTCATCAATACTATTTAGTCCTGCTTTTGCTCTCTGTTCATAACCATCACCAAATTTTGCTATTTTTACTTTTGGTTTTGAGTTTTTTGTAAGATCATTATCAGGACGAATAGTCGCTGTAGTAATGTTTGTACCAGAAATTTGAAAACCAATATCAGGCATTATACTGCTCCATATGGACTAAGAATTCCACCATTTCGTTTTTGATTAATTAATTCTTCTCTAACTACCTCTGCTAGTCTTTCTCCTAGCTGTGCTGCTTCTTGGCGATCACTGTCGGTATCCGTTGAAGAATTACCTTGATTGTCAATGTTTACTGTTACTCCCACATTATTATTTTGCATGCCTCCCATTCCTTTTCCAGCAGGCATACTTATCGGAATAGATTTACCGTCAGGTAAAGGAACAACTGCTTCATTACCGTGTAATACTGTAGGATAACCAGATCTTGGTCCTTTTGCTACTCCTCCTGTTGAGTAACCTTGGGGAGGATAAAGACCAGACTTTGCAAAGCCAAAAAACCCTCCCAAAGCACTACCACCTGTACTTGCCGCGAGTGCGGCTGTATTTGCAAGCACTGCAGAAGTATTAAGTGCTGTTCCAGTTATCTGTGCAACGTCAACGGCTTTTTCAACTGGCGCCATCATTTTATCATATAAAGCTTTTGCAAGAGTAACCAAATGTAAAACAGCCATCACTTTTTGTAGTTTTTGGCCTATTTTACTATTACCGAACAAGGCTGTTACGGCTAAACCCAGCCCTGTTACCATTTGAGCTGTTTCTCCTGTTAGCTTAGTCATTACCCCTTTTAACCCTGAGGTAGCTTCTTCTTCTTTTCCTACGTCGAGATCTGTGGGGCCATAACCAGATCCAAAAGACGCATTTTTGGATGCATTCATCTGTTCTTCAGTAGGAGGCCCAACTATAGGGTCTCCAAATCCTGCATTTGGATCTTGTACTATTCTTACAGGAATAGGATTAGCGTCACTAAGAACTGCGCTTGAATCTTGAGTTGTTGCGTCAACGGATGTAGAAGCAAATCGTAAACCTCCCCCAGAGCTTTCTGGTAAAGTACCTTCAACGGTTGTACCGCCACCATCACTATGCCCCATACAAGCAGAGGACGAACAAGCATCACGAATTGCAGCAGCAAACCTATCCGCAGCTTCATTTATAGCTGTAGCAAACTTAGTTACAGCACTATCCATTGCTTGCTCTTGACTAGTTTTAAGTTTTGCCGCTCCATCGGTATGTGCTTTATCTATAGCGGATTTCATTTTTTGTTCTTGAGTTTCAAACCCAGGAATAGCGCCCATTATTTTTTCAGTTAGGTTTTTTGAAAAAGCATCTATCATATTATCTACCACGCCTTTCATAATACCTAACATTGCGTCTTTTATACTACTCTCTTCTCCTTTTAGAAGAGCAGAAATTCCTCCTTGTAAGCCACTTGCTAAACCCTCTCGACCAGCATCAGCAATAGTAGCGCCAAAATCTCGTTGTCTTTCAAGCTCTTTTGTTTGCTCTTTGAGGATGTCCCTCTGCAACTTTAGCTGTTCTATTTTCTTCTCATCAAAAACAACACCATCTTTGCCATTCTCATTTAAAGTTTTAGTTATTTTATCTATTTCATTTTGTTTATTAAGTATTTGTGCTGAGAGAGCAAGAGCGTCTCTTTCTATCTTACTTCTTCCTTGTCGTGCTATAACTAGATTTTTTTCAATTCGCAAAGCTTCATTTGCAAAACCAATTTCTATATTTCGTAATCGATTCAATACGTTTATTTGCTTTTGTACTTCGGTTTTTGCTTTTGCAAGTTGCTCAGAGTCTGCAGCCATTCCCCCTATTGTTCCGAGGGTGTTCATTTCCGTTTGTAACTCTGTTAAACTATTTATTAGATCTGTATTTGCAGTTTTATATTTAGAAACACTTGCAATCGCTGCATTATACGAAGTATTTAAAGAGTTTAAAGTTTCTGATATAAATTTTGCTCGCTGACCTGTATCCTGTATTCTATCTGCTAATTCCTCGAACTGTTTAATTTGTTGTTCTGTAAGCTCGACCCCGCTTGCTATCTGTTCCAGCATTCCTTTATAATCTTCTTCGTAGCCTGTGAGGTCTCCTGATTTTAAGCTGTTAAAATAATCTAGATTTGCTTTTGCTGCTTCAATTGTAGTTTCTTTTAAGCTAGCCATAGGCTCTGCTAAATCCTTCATTGCGTCTTTATATGCAGCACCAAAATCTTTTGTTCGCTGACGAAGATCCTTTAATTCTTTGTTGAGCTCCTTTACTGTCTTTCCAGATGCTTCGGCTTCTCTACCCTCTTCAGTATCCCTGAACTTGCCGAAACCCCTAGCACCCTTTGTCGGAATTTTTATTGTTTTTTCCAAAACTGCAAGACGATCCATTTCTGCTTTTTGTAATTTGGATACTCCTTCTAAGGTTTTTTCTACTTCTTCTCGCATCTTGATCATAGCCTTAGAATTTTTTTGAATAGCATCTGCGTATGACCCTGTCATTCTGCCTGCAGCGGATAACTCTCCAAATACGTCCCTAACCTTTCCTGCTTTAGCAAGCTCCTCTCGCATTCTTTTTTGGATGTCAACAAAATTTGTGAATTCTTTTACAATGCCTCTAGTTGTATCTGCTAATTGTTTTAAATCTCGTTGTAGTTCTTGCAGCCCTTTATTTTCAGAAAAGAACCCTAAATACGTTAATAGTTCAGCACCTAAATCTTTTATCATCAGGGCTATACCTATTAAACCCATTCCTTTGAAAAGAAGGTCAGCACCCCTAGTAAATTTTGCAGTTACTTTTTGCATTTGTGCCATAGTCATTTTCCAGGCTGCAGCCATTCTTTTAAACTGAAGACTTGCTTTATCAGTCATTTTTCTGTAGCCCAAACCAACATTTTCTATAAAAGTATTATGACCGCGTT